TGGCGCTCCCATGTTGTAGGGAGGCAGAAACTGAAACGGAGTGAAGGTACCACGCGGCATAAGGCATCACCTCCTTTCCACATGAACGAGGCGACGACGCTTGCGCCGCCGGTTGGCTGTACGAATCCGATGACAGTTGGCGCAAACTACGTCACACTTGTCGATCTCAGCGAGGAGGGCCTTCCAACCGAGATGGGCACCAGACTTGATGTCCCTGACTTTCTCGGTACCGGGCCGATGGTCGAAATCGAGAGCGACGTGATGAGTGTTGTAGCCGCAGTCAGCGCATCCCTTGGAGAGCTTGTACTCGATCACCCAGTGCTTCTTGAAGGCAGGGGTGACGCCATGTGTCGAAACGGCCCGCCCCAGGGTGAGAGGATCACCATGACGCCTCCAGCGGCTGTAGTGAGCGTGGCAGTACCCACGACGCACAGCCTTCTTTCGGCAGTCGGTGACCAGGCATGGTCCACCGTTCACCATGGGTTAGCCCAGGAGTTTGTTGGCGTCGAAGAAGCTCCGCACCTCGTCGGTACGGGAGTGAGCTACCGGCATGAGCTGGCCGAGAAAATGAGGGTCCTGTGGGTCGCGGGTCGAGGAGTCCTTTTCCGACACGACCATGTCGTAGGTCGGGCCATGTGGCTCCTTGTTGACGTGCTGGGCGTACTCGTACCCGCCAGGACCGACGTTGGTCGGAGCTGGACTGGGTCCCCAGGTCCCTCCTCGTCCGTTAGCCACTGTACGCACCCGACTGGCCGGTCGAGAATGACCCCTGTCGGCTGGTCTGGGACGGCACAACATGACCGCCGCCCTGGGTGGGCACGGGTGACTGCTCGGGCATCTTCATCGAGGGTGACACCGTGAGACGGGCACCTGCGGACTCTGACACGCGGGTACGAGCCGGGTGCGGCTCGGCCTGCACACCGGCACTCACTCCGGCGATGAAGGCGGCGTTGTCGCCAGCGAGCGGGGGGCCTCCCCCACGTCCGTAGGTGTCACTGCCGGTCTCGTAGGTATCCGGCACACCCTTGATGTGTCCAGGCGATCCCATAGAACGACCTCCTGTCGACGGGATGGACACGTTTCCTCTTGCTGTTGCTTCTGCTTGGGACAGCGCAGCCTCGTCACTGGGCGGGTAGCCACCCCAGTTCCCGGCAACCCTTTGGGCCATACCGAGGTGACTGGACGGTGCTCCCATCCGGCGGCGGATTGCGTGCCCGACGCGGCGCTGATCTGGCATACCCAGATGCTACGCCGAGGCCCCTGCGGCCCCCTGACCACCTACCCGAACCAGGCGTCGCCGGGGCTTCTCCGGGCGCTCGGTGCGGCCCGCTAAAGCCTTGACCACATCCTTCTGGTACTGATACATGATCGGGCTGGCGTCCACGGCGTGGGCGATCCGGGCCAGGACGTACGCCTCAGCCAGATTGGTGTCATCGAAGTCGACGTTCCAGCGTTTGAGCACCTCCTTGGAGATCATCTCTTTTTTGGAGTTGCCGTTGCCGGTGGCGAATTTCTTGAGCTGCTGGGGGGCGACGAGCACCGGGAAGGCGCACTCGTTCCTGCCGACGAAAAAGCTGAAGACGCTGAGCTTGATCACGCCGCCCACCTCCCCAGAGTTGTGCTGACCGTACTTCTCGGCCATGGAGTACCCCTCCATGGCGATCTTGGCGACCCGGCCCACCTTGACGAGCTTGGTCATCTCACCGCTGATGTCGTAGTACAGCTTACGGAGCCGCAGCACCCCGGTCGGCATCTTGCCCTTCGGCTTCCAGGTGGTGATCAGCTCCTCGCTGGGACTCCATGCCACCAGGGCGCAGTTCTTGGAGCCGGGGTCGATCCCGACATAGATGTCAGTCATTGCCGGGGTAGATCCACTTCTCATAGGACCGGCCATTCTGGAGCGCCCAGTCCTGGCACTCCTCGCACTTCTCGATGTGGTTCTCGATGATGCGGTTGAGAGACTCGCTTGGCTGGTTCGCCCCGAGAGCGACCATGTGAGGGGGGCGACCCTCGGGCCAGGGGGTGTAGGCCGACGGGGTCATGGTGCTCCCCTGTCTGCTCGCCGGTAACCCGGAGACCTGGTGTCGGTACGACGGGTCAGTTCTCGGCTCACCACAGCAGCATCGCGCTCGGCTGACTCATAGAGCATCGCCTTGAGCTTGCGACGCGCGTACACGACTCTCAGGATGTCTCGGGCCTTCGCCACGTCGGGATCCAGTTCCATCTGGGCACGCACCCAGGTGACGGCTTCGGAGACACGCTCGGGCTTGTTGGCCGTCATGTAGAGGCCCTCCAGCTTCTTCACCTCGGCGTCGGCGTACCGCTCGCGGATCTCTTCGATGGCGGTCTCATGTCCGAGGTAGTCGGTCCACCGAGTCAACTGGACAAACAGCGCCATGAGTTCGGGGTCGGGGAGGTCATCGATGTTGGCCTCCAGTTTCGGCGGGCCGAACTGCGGGCGCTCAGGCTCTTCGATCCCCAGGTCTTGGTAGACGACGCGCTTGACGCCGGTTATCTCCTTCGCCCACTCAGCGGTTTCGTGGAGACTTTTCGACTGCTGACGCTTGAGCCGCCGTGCCCCGTCGGACGAGGATTTTTCTTGGGTGGTCACGTCCCTTCCTTTCGTATCGTTGACAGTCGGCGCATCCATCGAAGGGGCAGTCGGGGATGCCACCGTCCTGGAGACCCGCGACGATCTGGCGGCACCATTCCAAACGGTCACTGATGCGCTCCTCTCGGTACTTGACCACCATCTCCTTTACCTTCTGGTTCCACTTGCACTCGTACAAAAAGATCGCCTCGGGTGGCGCACCCATGTACTGGTACAGATGCACCTGGCGGATGTGTGATGGGAACGGGACCCGGATCGAGTCCCACAGACCGTCGTAGTCGAGGAACTCTCGGTTCCTGCCGTTGATATTGAGCTTGTAGGTGTGGTTCATGAGCAACTGGGGGGCCTCAAACCGGAGCGTGTTCACACCCACCGACTTGATTTCGATAGTGGCTCTGTCATCACCGTCGATGCCGTCAGCGGATCCCTCCATGCGGAGGGCGGCGTCTTGGAGCGGTACCTCTTTGTATTCCAGGAAGGGCCGTGCGGCCCCGCAGTACTGGCACCGCGCGGGTGAGGTGTCCCACCAGATGCCCTTGCAGTCCATGCACCGGAAGTAACCGGTGAGCCGCCCGAGATCCCAGATCCGGTTCTGCCACTTGCGGTGGATCTCCTTGCCTTCATCGAAGATCATCCGCATCTGCCAGTGCGTGACCGGCCCTTCGGAGTGCGGTGTGTGCCCTGCCAGTCGGTGGTAACTAGCCCTCGGACACCATTCCGAATGGCTGATCTCCGACGGGTGCAGGTGCTTGTCCTTCTTGTGAGCGTCGTAACCGTCGCTGTTCAATAAGGCTCTTTGAATGTCTCCAAGGAGTCGGGTTTCGCGCTTTGATGTTGCCAACAACGCGCGCAGATTTGCGTCGATTACGGGTCGTCGCGGTGTTGATCGCGACGATGTTGCCCGCCCTGAGCGCGGCGTCACGAGACCGCGCCCGTCGGATCTGACGACGCTCCCTTTCGCTGGACCCGCCCCAGACCCCCCACTTCTCGCCGTTGCTCAGGGCGTATTCCAGACATTGGTCTAGGACCGGACACCTCCCTGGAAAGTCGGGATGGGTGCCGTGGCACACGCTCTTGGCTTCGTTCACCTGACCGTTGTGCTGATGGTCGGCGTAGAACAGGTTGCCCTGGCCGTGCCCGCACGCCCCCAGGCACTTGGCCCCGGCGAACCAGTCGGGGCGTGAGCGTTCGGATATTGGAGGCAGGACGTCGACTCTCAACCAGCTCGTGGTAGTCCCTCTCGTGGAGGACAACGAAGTTCTCTCCACCGAGTTCAAAACCCAGAATAGGGACTCGACACTCGACCACTGCGTGGAGCCGTAACGCACGGAGGTCTTTGTAGAGGAGAGTGATCGACCGTTGGTTGTCGGTGCGCTTGAACTCAATGAGTTCGGTGTCGGTGCGACCGTCGTTCTTCCGGTCCCATCTCGCACCAGATCGGGGGTTCTGGATGCCGCCAAACCGCTGCATCCCCTCTCGTTCTTGCCGTCTCGACCTCGCCAGGCGACCGTTCACTTCTTGGTCCTGGACAGCCGTCTGGGAGTACGCTGAGTCTCGGGGTCTTTGCCCTTCGACGCAGCCTTTAGTACAGCACTACGCAGGGTCTCTTGCAATGATTGGCTGGAGCGAATTTCCTCCTCAAGGGCACTGCGGCCATGCCAGGACTGGTCCCCGTAGTGGTAATAGGACCCCTTGATCGTAAAGAGGTCGTAATACACGGCCATGGTCGCCAGCTCCTTGGCCGGGTCGTAGTTACCCGCCGGTATTCCCAGCTCGTTGTGGTCGAAGTAGAAATCGAAGCTGGCGACCCGCTCGGGCGGAAAGCTCTTGTTCTTCTTGGTCAGGCATTTGATCGACAGCCCGACCTTGCGCTGGTTGCGCTTCTCGCCCTCGGTGATCCACTCGTCACGCTTCAGCTCGACCCTGGTGTTGTACCAGTAGTTCTTCGCTCGACCGCCGGGGGTGGTCCGAGGGTCGCCCCAGGTGATCCCGATCTTCTCCCGCCACTGGTTGACCATAAAGCAGGTGACGGGCCGGTCGGCCTCCACCATGGACCGCTTCATGGCGGTGTACGCCTTGCGGAAGAACTTGCCCATGAGCCGTGCCACCTGGCCGACCTGCTGGTCGTCCATGGCACCCTCGGTCTCTCCGATGGGGGACAGTGCCGGGAGGGAGTCGATCACCAGGGCGTCGACCGTCCGGGTCTCCAGTACCCGGATGGCGGCGTTGGTCGCCTCCTCCAGCACGTTGGTCTGCATCACCACGATGCGGTCCACGTCGCAGCCCAGGTCCCGCGCCCACTCGGGCACGAACTCCTCGGCGGCGATCCAGAAGACCGTCCAGTCCTTGTCGCGGGCCTGCTGGGTGGCGATGGTCTTGAGGATGATCGTCGTCTTCCCAGAGGACTCGTCGCCGTAGATCTCATGCCAGGCATTGACGGTCCACCCGCCCCCGAGAGCCGTGTCGAGGGCGAGGGAGCCGGATCCGATGCGGGGGATGTCGGAGAACCGAAGCTCACTGCCCCAGACGACGGTCTCGGGTCCGAACTCTTTGTTGATCTCTGCCATCACCTCGATGATGACCTTGTGTTCTGTTGTCACTTGCCTCTGCTGGTCTTCTTGGCGGGCTTCTTCTTGGTGTCGTCCTTGTCGTCGTCGCCCTTCTTGCCGAACGGCTTTGCCTGCTTGCCGCCGAACGGTTCCTTCTTCTTGGTTGCCACTGGTTCCTCCCATTGACTGATCTGGATGTTGCTGTATCTCACTTGCCCCGGTTCTCTGGCTTGTTGTGCTTGTTGGCGGTCGGCTTGGGTTCGCCCTTCTTCGATATGGGCTTACGACCGGACTCTCGTGTCTCAGCCGCCTTTACCCCCATCTCGTGACGCCGGGGCTTGCCCTGGGCCTGCGCGTTGGCGATGGAAGCCGCCTTGCCCTTGGAGAACCCTTTCTCCTTGAGCTTCTCGTAGGTGTCTGGTTTTTTGACCGACGGTCCTGGTGATTTTCCTCCTGGCATCTGTTTCTCCTTATGCCGCTTTCAGCTCTCGGATTTCAAAAGCGTCAACGAGTTCGATTTCCTGGACCATGATCAGGCGGGCGTACCGAGACCGGTAGTTGTTGTTCAGCTTGAAATCGCTGGCAGGGTCGGTCGTGGTCATGAAGTACTGCCAGCGCAGAACCTCGTACAACATTCCAATGCCGATTCGATCTCGTCCTCGGCGGCGTAGACCCAGAGCTAACTCAACCAGGTGGTCATACACCCATGGGTTCAAGGCATCGAAACTCTCAAACTGCTCTTGAATAGTGCCGCCAAGGCCAGCCCGAAGCCAGAGGACCCTCCTCCGGGGTGTAGTGGTGTGTTGTTGCTCTGCCCTTCGCTGTATGAGCCGTGCGAGTGCTACGACCCATGGTCGAGGACTTCGGTCACTCATCTGACACCGGACCAACTGAAGTCAGTGGGCACGCTGGGGTCGGTACCGAAGTGCGAGCTGCCGTCGGGGTTGTCACTGCGGGCGAAAGCAACCGGTGCTTGGCTGGTCATGCCGAGTCCGTTAAGCATGCTGCCCGACTGGGTGAAGAGTTCGCCGTTGTACCCACAGTCGGTGCACAGCGGGGCGGCTTCCTTGTGCGCCCACTTCCGTTGGAAGAAGTTTGACCCGCCGCACTCGGGACAGGTGCCCACCTTCCCTATATTTTGCGGTTTCTTCTGGTTGTACCCCTGAAGGCGCACACGGTCGTAGGTACTATCCCCGTTGCCTTCCGGCTGGGCCTGCTGCTCGGATCCCGCCACCGGGCGCGGCCCGGTCGGGGGGTACTGAGGCTGCCAGCGCACTGCAGGACCGAAGCTCGACGGGGACGGTTGTTGCTGTGGTTGTCGGACCACTCCTCCGAGGTGTCGCTCCCACCAACTCAGATCACTTGACACGTCCACCTCCGTATGAACAGAGCCTGCATTCGCGGCTCTCTTTTCGCATCTTGCTCTTGCCACGGGATCGGGCAGGACGCAGCATCAGGTTGGGTCCACTAAGCGGGTGACCTTGGGGACAGTGTGTTTTCTTGAGGTTTGCCGCAGTGAGCGTGTTGCCAGCCAAAACATTCTCGCCCTGGGTCATGGGCCTGAGATGGGAGGGGCGCACACAACTTGGATGACGGCACTTGTGGTCGAGGGTCAGACCTTTGGGGATAGAACCAACCCAATGCTCGTAGGCCCAGCGATGAGCACGCACAGTCTTGTAACTGCTCTCCTGGAACTGTCCATAGCCACGGATTCTGGCCCCAGTCCAAATCCAGCAATGACTGCCGCATCGAAGTGAGTAGCGTCCATGTTTGTCGACGTACAACAAAAATCTCTCTTCTCTAATCATTTTCCTATTTGGCGTCGGCCCAGTCCTTTCCGACGCTGATGTTGACCTCCAGAGGAATATCGAGTACTGGGCGCTCGTCCAACCGGACGTCTTCCATCGCCGTCTGCACTAACGGTAGGACGTCGTCCACCTGACGCTCGTCCACCTCGATCACGAACTCGTCGTGCACCTGGAGCACGAGGGCCGCATTGAAGCTAGAGATAGCTCGGTGCACCGCTATGAGTGCAATCTTGGCGATGTCGGCGGCGGTGCCCTGGATCGGGTGGTTCACTGCCTGGCGCTCGGCGTAGCCCCGCAGCGCCCAGTCGTCCGAGGTGATCTCGGGCAGCCGACGCTTGCGCCCGAAGAGGGTCTCGACGTAGCCGTTCTGCCAGCAGAACCGCTTGATCTCCTTGCCCCACTTCTTCACGCCGGGGTACGCCTGGTGCCAGGCGTCGTAGACCATCTCGGCCTCGCGCTGGGAGATGCCCGACATCTCGACCACCCGCTGCGGCCCGCCTTCAAAGGCGAAGTTGAAGTTGGAGTTCTTGGCGATGGAGCGTTGTTCGGGTGTGACCTCCTCCTTGGGGATCTTCCAGATGAGCGACGCCGTCTGGGTGTGTAAGTCCAGGCCCCGCTTGTAGGCCCGTAGGAGCCGGGGATCCCTCGTCATGTGGGCGAGGATCCGCAGCTCGATCTGGCTGTAGTCGGCCACGATGAGCTTCATCCCCGGTGGGGCGCAGAACAGCTTGCGGACCATGGTGGCCTCAAAATTGTCCTTGTGGCGGGCCGGGATGTTCTGCAGGTTCGGGTCGGAGCAGCTCAGCCGTCCGGTCTTCGCTCGTGCCTGGTTGAAGCTCGCCCGGATTCGGGAATCCGGGTCGATGTGAGGGATGTACCCGACGATGTAGGTGGACAGCAGCTTCTGCACGTCTTTGAACTCCAGGAGCTTCGCTGGGGCCTTGTGTTTGCGGGCCAGACTCCGGAGCACAGATGCGTCGGTCGAGCGCGCTCCCTTGTCGGTCAGCTTGGGGCAGCGCAGCTTCAGCTCGTCGTAGAAGTACCGGCCCAATTGCTGCGGTGAGTTGAGGTTGATGTCGTGCCCGACCATCGCCACGATCTCGCGGCGCAGGGCTTCACGTTGGCGTGTCAGCACCGGCTCCAGGCGGCGGAACTCCTCGACGTCGACATAGGCCCCCGTCTGGCGCATGTCCATGAGCACACTGAGAACGTCCATCTCCAGGTCGAAGAGAGTGCCCATGCGCCTGACCCTCCGGTGGAACTTCCACCAGAGCATCCAGGCCATCTTGGCGTCGATGATGGAGTACCGGATCGCCCGCTGAAACGCTTCGCTGTACGCCTTTTCGCCCAGCTTCTCGGAATACACATAGCCCAGGTACTTCTCGCTAAGCGACCCCAGGTTGTACAGCCCGAGGTTCTCGTTGATGAGGAACACCATGACCATCGTGTCGGCGTAAGGCGGCGGCGGGATCTCGTCGTCGTAGTACTTGGCGATGGTCAGCAGGTCGAAGCCGACATTCTGGTTGATCTTGATCCGGTCGGAGAAGAACAGCGGCTCCAGGGCCTGGAACACGTCGGTGCGGGTCAACTGGAACCGCGGGTCAGGATGTCCGCAGGGAATGACATCACAGCGCCCTGGACCGGACAGGCTGAGGCACCACACCATGTTCGTCCGGGTGTCGAGGGCGGGCTTGTCCTTCTTCGCCACGGCTTTGCGGCTGGCCCTCGTCTCGGTATCGAAGGCGAAGGCGTCGAAGTGCTCGTAGTCCGCGACAACGTGCTTGAGGTCATCGACACTGCTCACAGTTCTGGTGGTGAGGTTCATGGTGGTGGGAGGAGGGGCGACTGTGTCGGATCAGTCGCCCCCCCTCGATCTCATTCGGTCGCCATGTCAGCGACCTCTTGCAGCTCCTTCCGGCTGGAGCGTTCCAGGGACTGGTCGTCCCAGAGCTTGGAGTCGAACCGGACGATCTCGTCCTCGCTGAGGGGCGTGATCTTCCAGTCCTCCTCCAGGTCGCGCACCTTCACCGGGCGGATCTGGGTGCGCTTGGTCTTGTCGCCCACCATCGAGATGGCGAAGTACCGACCGGCGAGCGGCTCGCCCTTGGCGTACTTGTCGAGCGTGTCGGTGATGGTCATGCCGCACTCGTAGGTCCAGTGCACCGGCACGTCGCCCAGGGCCAAGATGTTGAACCGCACGCGCGCCGTCGGTGTGTCGACGTCGTCCAGGGGGCAATCATCTTGCGAGCAGATGTAGCTCATCTTGTGGCCCTTGGGGACCCAGTCGCACCAGTGCTGGAGGAAGCTGGCGTAGGGGTCGTCCTCCAGGAACATGATGACCTGTTCCTCTTCGGGCACCTTGTAGATCTTGGACCACTTGGAGGGGGCGTTGGCCTTGGTGCGGCGATAGCCGCCCCAGCCCTTGCCGACCGCCAGGTCGCTGTCGTCGTCGGCGCTCTTGCGGCCTTTGGACTCAGGCGGGCCGGAGCGGAGTCGTCTTGGTGGTTCCTCTTCGTATGTTTCGGCTTGACGTGGCTGTCGTGCTAGTCGTCTTGGCATCTGGTTTCCTTTGCATGGTGGTAGGTGGTTTTTCTGACAGGTAGTCCTCTGCGAGATTCGGGTTGATCTCGGACCATCCGGCGATGACTTCAAGCTCTTCTCGGGCGATCTGGTCCACCTCGTAGATGAGTTGTCTGTGAAGTCCTTCGATGAGTTCGTGTCGGCGCTCAATGGTGAGACCGGCCCACTCTTCGTCGCCATAGCCGAGGTCGTAGTGGCTGATTTCTGCGCCGCACTCGACCTGGACGGTCTCGTAGTCGCGGACACGCACCAGGTATCGGGTGTGCTTGGACAGCTTCACAACCACTCCTTCCATCCGGCGATGACCCGCTCGGTGAACCTCGTTTTTTGAATACGTGGTGGTTTTTCCTTGAGCAAGCCCTCCTCCCTGGCGATGGCAAGGATTCCCTCGATCTGGGCACGGGTGTACAGCCGTCTCGGTGCGTCGCCCCGAGTCCCAGGCAGCGGCTTGGTCAAGAACCTCGCCTCGGGCAACCATCCCTTGCGGATCCAGGCCCGGATGGTGACCGGGTCGCGGCCCAGGGCCTTGCCCAGGGCACCGATGGGGAACATCTCCCGCTCGATGTGGTGTCCGTTGAGGGTGAAGTGCTTCACCGTGGGGCGCGCGTCCCAGGCTTCGTTGTCCTTGGCCTCGGTGCGCTCAGCAGCCATGCGCTCCCGGCGCATCTCGATGGACTCGCGCCGACGCTGCTTGGAGCCGGGATAGAACTCGTCCTGCAGGTCGGTGAACGCGTCCAACGAGGTCATCAGTTGACCGGCTTGTCGGCGTCGTCCAGGAGGATCAGGGAGAAGAAGATCGTCTTGGGGAACAGAAGCTGCAGATCCTCGTCGGAGAGCTTGCGGTCGTAGTAGGCAGCGTGGACCTTGCCCTCGTCCACCTGGGGCACCATCTCGACGCAGTCGTCCCAGATGCCCTTCTGGCGCAGGATGCGCTCGGCGTCGGGGTTGAGTCCGGTCCTGACGGTACGCTGGGCCTTGAGCCTGACGATCTTTCGGTCGCTAACCGGCTCCTCCAGGTCCAGAAAAAGTGACCCGGTTTCAGGGTCTGTCTCGCCGTGTCGTTGGATCATTTTTAGCAGGGCGTTCTTGCCCTCATCCAACTTCTTCGCTATGAGCTTGGATTGGAACTTGATGCCCCACCAGCTCTCAACGTCGTGGGTGAGTTCCTCTGTGTCCAGTACTTGTCGTTGCAGTCGTGCCATGGAACGAGGGTACCGATTCGGTGTGACACGAATGGGCCGGTGCGGAATTTTCTTCAGCAGTACCGGCTGTACCGGCTGACGACGAAGGCCGGGATCCCCTCCTTGTCCGCACGCTGCAGCGTCCTCTCGGTGTCGCGGTTCTGCTGAAGCCCGTCCATGAAGGCAACGACGATGTTGGCGGCGACCCAGCTCTTGATCTTGCGGTACTGCAGGTGTCGGTAGTCCTCGACCTCACCCTGCAGGCCCAGGATGGTCCCGTCGTCCAGAATGGTGATGACCTCGCCCCATTGGCGCGCCTCGGTGTTCAGCCCCTCCAGGATGGCGCGCAGGAGGAGCGTGTCCTGGGTGAGACGGCTGCCACAGAAGAGGTACCGGGGACCGGTCAGCGTCGTGAACGTACGCGAACGATGCGTTCCTCGTATTCCGGGTGCAAGCTCTTCTCGATCCTGGCCCGGTTTTCCGCGTTAGCGGGTTCTTCTTCCTGTAGCCAGCAGTGCTTGCAGTTGCGTCGCTGCAACATCTCGTGGGTGAACAAGGGATACCAGTCATTCCATTGATGTCCGTTGGCGGCGCATTCTGCTTTGTGACGCTGGCTTTCCTCTAGGCATCGTTGCTCTTCCTCGCTCCACTCCTGGCGAAAGGTGGGCCACCAGCGGTTGAGGATGGCAAGATTTTCTTCAGGGATTTCGTCAGGATCAGTCAAATCCAGGTCCCACAGATCGAACCGGTCACGAAGACGCTCTTCTGGAGACTGGGCGGTAGCGGTTTTCTCGGTGTCTTCAAGATGACCCTTCAGCAAGGCGAAGTCCGTAGGTGCGCTGTATTCTCGGATCTCGTTGATAACTCCCCAGAAATCCCAGGCGTCATCTTCAGTGGGAAAGGGACCGATGATGGTTAGCGAACCAGCGTCCTTGTAGGCCCGGTCGCTGGCTGCGCCACCCCATTCGGCCAAGTAGAAGCTCATGTCGTGCCGTTCAGGACGACTTCCTCGATGTCACGCGCCATGGCGGCACACGCCTCTTGAGTCGCGGCCAATCGACGCAGCCTGCGGCCCTGGGTTGGTGTGAGACCGCCGTAGCGGGCAGTCTCCCGCAGGGCATGCGCCTGGTTTTCGGACTCGGTCGCCACCAGACGCAGTGTCGAGACCGCACCGGCTCTGATCGCTGCCTGCTCCTCCTCATCGAGATGTTGACCCCCGTTGGTCAAGATCACTTGGTAGAGGTGCTCACCGTGACCACGCGGAACGTGGGGCACGGTCCAGCCCTCCTCTGCCGCTATCTCCGGGCGGCGGATCAACGCCAGGACCGTGGACACCTTGTTGACCCCCCAGCCCGTTATCGCCCCGATGTCCTCCCGCGTCCGGCATACATGGCCGGTGATGGCATCGAAGAGATCTTCAAAGTCCTTATCCCGGTTGGATACGTCGTCTGGGTCGATGATGTCAGGACTCATGTGGCTATTCCTCTCAAAAACTCTTCCGCCTCAGCGGAGAGTGGGCGCTTCACGGCCTGCTGCGCCGCCTTCCAGGTGGCGAGGACACGCTCGATGTCCTCCGTCAGTTCCTCAGTTTCTTCGGTAGTGAGTTCGCGACCGGCCATGCCCTCAACGAACTGACGGCCCAGGCGACTCGCCTTGTCGGCCATGACGCCCAGGCCCAGCACATCGGCGGTGCGCCGGGTCTCACTGGTGGGGCGACTAGTTGCTCCCTGGATATGCGTCGCGGCAGGTCGCCGTGTAGGACGCTCCGCAGCGCCGGAGCTGCGACGAGCATCGGCATGGACGGCTTGTCGTACCGCCCGTACCTGGCGCTTGGTCACCTTCGTGCCCTCCTCAACGGCCATGCGCTCAGCCTTACGGAGTATGGCGGGAGTACCGGCCTCTCGTGCCACCTCCACTGAATCGGGTCGCTCGTCAGGCTTCCACTTCGCGGCCAAATCACGCAGCAGGCCCAGACGGCTCACGCTGTAGCCAGGGAAGCCCTGCTCTCGTGCCCGCTGTGCCAGCTCAGCGAGGAGTTCGTCCCGTCGCGCCGCCCGTGGTGGCACCAGCTCGACCAACAGCTCACCCAGCGCCCACTGGCCCTTGTCAGCCCGACGTACTGCGGCGTCGAACCTGCTCAGGTCTCGCGCATCAAAAGTCACTCGCTCCTCCATTTCGTAATGTACGGATGATCCGCACGTTAGGTTTACCACATTTTTAACTTCGGTCATGCGCCCCCGGCAGGATTTGAACCTGCGGCCTTCCCGTCCGTAGCGGGATGCTCTGTGTCCACTGAGCTACGGGGGCTTGTGCGTCTCAGAGACGCACTCATGTGTCCTCGGCGTATCGTCGCAATGTCCTCATGTCGGCATGGACGACCCACCAGCACGCCGGGTCGCCGCAGCCGCAGAGGGTGACGAGCACAGGCTGAGTAGCCGTCTTGATGGCGACCTCCCAGGCCAGTCGTGGCACATGGTCACGTGACTCAGACTTCGTGGGTGGCGAGGAAGGCTGAGAGGGACTGAAGATCAAGCGAGAGTCTCCCTTTTCGGGAGATTCCTTTCCCGTCGACCACGGCATCCGCCACCTTCTGCTTTTGTGCGAGGACTCCATACTGATACTCATCGATGCTCCCTGAGACTTGTAGTGAGAGCAGTGTGACCTGGGAGAACTCTGATGACAACCTGATGATCCGGGACTGGCGCTGGGCGTACGCTCCCGCACTCCAGGGCAGGTCGTAGCTGATCAAAAAATTCGCCTGGGGGAGGTCGAGACCGATCCCCCCGGCGTCCGATGACAGGAACAGCCGGGTCTCGGGGTCAGTGGCGAACTGTTCCTTGGCCTCATGGCGGCGCTGCTGGCTGATCGCCCCGCTGAAGATGACGCTCTTGGTCAGCGGGGCTGTGGCACTGGCGAGGAGATCGAGCATCTTCTTGAAGAAGGAGAACAGGACGACCTTGTTGGCCGGGTCGGCGTTGAGGATGTCGATGATCAACTCGACGCAGGTGGCGAGCTTGGGTGCCTTGTTCAGGGCGTCCAGGCGACCAGCAGCGTCGAGGTCTTCGGCGTACTCGGAGCCGCCCTGACCGGCGATCTCGCCCCGGAAGAGCGCAGCCGAGTGCCGGATGAGTTCGGGGTGGTCGCACAGCATCCGCAGGTTCAGGAGCTTGGACATGATGCGCCCTCGCATCTCGCCCTCGTCCTCGCCCCGGTAGAAGCCCGAGAGGGAGAAGTTGCCCCAGTTCCCGATGGCCTCCTCGACGTCGGTCTCCAGGTCGCGGACAGTGCTCTGGTAGACCGCCGCAGCAGCACGGTCCAGTTCGACCGGCACGACCTCCTCGGTCACGTCAGGGAGCTGGTCGGCCACCTGGGCGCGAGTGTGGCGCACCATGGACTCGGTGAGGATCCGGTGCAGAGTGGGGAGGTTCTTGTACAGCTTGACCCGGCCCCAGTGGTCCCTCGTCATGAACGCTCGGTCGAAGGTGTGGTAGTCCCCCAGAACCGAGGGGTCGACCCACTGCATGATCGAGTACACCTCTTCGGCCCGGTTCTCGACGGGCTGGCCGGTCAGTGCCCAGCGGTACTCCGCAGGTAACCGCTTGATTTTTTTCGACCGCTTGGGCCGAAAGTTTTTGAACCAGGTGGCCTCGTCGGTGACGATGTAGTCCCTCGGAAGTTTGCGGATTACCTCCCAGTCGTTGACCATCGTTTCGGGGTTCAGGATTAAGTACTCGGTCCCGCCTTCGATGTATTCGTGGTACTGGTCCTGGCGATGGAAGCCGTCGCCTGAGACGACGATTACGTTGGCCTCACCGTCGGTGAACTCCTCGATCATGCGCTTCCACTGCAGCTTGAGGCTGGCGGGGCAAATGACAAAACCCGCAGCAATCTCCTCGGCGTCGATGAGCCGCTCGACCGCAGCGATGACCACGACGGTCTTGCCCAGGCCCATCTCCATCGCCAGGAGAATGCGACGCTGGCGGATCATCCGCTGCACTGTTTCCTCCTGGAAGTCGTAGAGCTTGCCCGAGAAGCTCACCAGAAACCTGCCAGGGTGCTGTTGTCGATGCCCTGCTTGATCTCCTCGGGCGTCAGCTCGCCGGGGTCCTTCCCCTTGGTCCCCCAGTAGTTGAAGATCCGGATCGGGATGCGGTGGTGCCAGCGTTCCCGCAGCAGTCGCCTGGTCTCATTCTGACCGGTTCGGTCGTTGTCCAGGGCGAGCACCATCTCATCGAAACGCTCGATGATCAGGCGCATCTGGAGGTCACTGACAGCAGCCCCGAAGCTCGCGAGCGCCACGTACCCGAAGCCGTCGAGGTGTACAGCGTCGAGCGGACTCTCAACCAGGATCGGGAAAACACTGTCTGGTCGAGGTACTTGGATGCCGAAAAGGGTACGCGATTTTTTGATTCCAGGAGGGCGGTTGCGGACCCATTCCGACGTCTTCTTCTGCCAGCCCCACAGGTCACCGCTCGGCCCGTAGATGGGGAGGACCCATGCCGACTCCTCGTAGTCCCACCGCAGCTGGAACTTCTCGACCGACCATGGGTTCAGGCGGCGGTGCTTGATGGCACGCTCGGGTGGAGGCCCGTACTCAGCGAGCTGGTCCTCAAGATCGGGTGGGGGAGGCAGCCGGGTGTCCACTTCGCTGGGTTCACCCAGCTCGACATCGAAATCGCGCACCAGCTTGTGGGCGTCCCAGAGGCCCACCTTGGTCATGTCCATGATGAGCTTGGGCAACGTGCCGCTGTAGTCACAGGAGAAGCAGTGGAACACCCCGGTCTCCCGGTTGATCGACCAGTGGCGGGGGCGCTGTTCACGCTCCCCCGTGCGCTTCTCGTGCATGGGACACCGTCCCGCGATCTCCACGTCTCCGGGCCGGACGTCTTCGACACCGATGTGAGCCAGCAGGTCTTCGATCATGAATCGTCATCGCTCATATCGTCGTCAGCGTCGAAGCTGATCTCGCCGGTCTCCATGATGGTGCCGCGCTCCCAGTCCAGGGCGAGACGTACGTCCTTCCTCGGACAGTTCCGCGAGGCGATGATCCGCAGCAGGATCTCGTGCTCGGAGTCCTTGATCTCCTCGACCCCGAAGATGACATCAGAGTCCTGGGCGAACGAGCTGGAGTACCCGATGGAGTCGAGCGTCAGCCCCTTGCGGCTCTTCCAGGTGAGCGCCTGGGTGGTCTGCACGATGGGGATCCGCACTCGTTGTGCCAGCCGTTTGAGCGACCGTGTGATCGAGGTGAGGGCCTGAGGGCTGTTGGGTTCGACGCCGATGACCTCTGCGTCCATGAGGTACGTGCCGTCGATGAAGGCCACTTCGGGTTTGTGCTGGGCGATCTTGGCGGCAAGGGCCGACACTGTCGTCGTCGCCCCTGGGTCGTGGATGAAGATCATCGGCTGGGTGTCCTCCATCCCGTGCATCATCCGGCGCAGTTTGGTCTTCTCCAAGGGGAGCAGCTTTCCGCTCTGGAGCCGGGTGAGGCTGATCCCGGCCCGCAGGGCGTCGTGGCGAGTGGTCTGCTCCTGGTTGCTCATTTCAAAGCTGGCGAACAGGGTGCGGTAGCCTGCCTGGTGGCAGGCGATGTTCATGCACATGAGGAGCATGCTCTTGTACGTCTTCTGCAACCCGACGAGCGTGACCAGTTGTTCGGGCTGCAGCCCGTTGGTCGCCATGTCCATGGTGGGGAAGCCGGTGGGCACGCCCAGTAGTCCGATCATGGTCTCCAACCTTTCGTAGTGCTCCAGACGGTCCTCTGTGGTCTCGGTCGCATCGTCGTCACGTAGATCAGCGACCTCGGTGTGGATGGACTCCAGCGATGAGTTGAGGGTCTTGATGACGACGGTCGTGTCGCCCCGTTTGAGCGGGTCCTTGATGTCATCGAGCATCCCGTTGATCAAGGCGTACCGGTGCTGCTCTCTCAGCTCCGAGAGGTAGTACGCCAGCGGTTCGGGCGTGGAGACGAGGTCGTGGCTCGGAAACTCGTGGCGGAAGGCGTCCTCCCCCGGTGTCACACCGTGCCTGCTCCAGTGGTCGTGCATCCACCCGAACACCTCGGCGTTGTCGGGGTCCAGGAAGAAAGACAGCCCGATGCGCGCCTCGGCCAGGGCATCGAAGCCGCCCGCCTCGATGGTCTTGCAGATGGTCGCCCATTCGACGTCCATCAGAAGACCGACCCGATGTTGGGGAGGAAGATGCCGTGCGGCCCGTAGGCCCAGCGTTGGTCCTCGCGCCCGTAGTAGACCCGATCCACGTCGGGCATGGTCGGCAGCATCCGGCCCAAATCCTGGGCTGACTGGGCGAAGATGTAGCGGATCGGCCAGTTGTTGCGCTCAGACCGCTCTGCGACCGCTTTGGCGAACCCGGCAGGTCGGGTGGTGACGGCCATGTCGATCCGGTACGGGGAGCGACTGAGCATCGACCACAGCCATTTGAGGGCGAACTCGTTGATCACCCAGCAGTCCATCGCAGCGCCCCAGAGCTTCGTCTTCACCCTGATCATCTCCATGGCGCGCACGGCCCGCTTGTCCGGTAGCTCTGCGAGCGCCCCCTCCCAGATGACGATGATCCTGCGCTCGACCCCGGTGCCCAGTTCTCCATTCTTCACCGATAGTCGTCAGCCTCAATCGAGATGAGCGTCGATGATTCCTTGAGCACACTCGTCAGAGAATCGGTGTACCGATTCGTCAACTCATCCCACGTCAGATTCGTGGTGATGATGGTCGGCAGCCTTCTGTTCCAGCGACCGCGTACCACTTCTAGGAACTCGCCTTGAGACCAACCCGACTCCGACGGATGCTCACGGCCAACATCATCGAAGAGAACGAACTCGGCACTACGTCGTGTGATGCCCTGTATTTCTCGGATGTGATTGTCCGTACTCTCCAACTTTTCAGCGGTGTCGTCGTCGTGCAGTTCTCGTAAGAGCTGGGTGAGGGTGAATTGATGCTTGATCAATCCGACGTATTTTCCCTCCTCGATGGATTCGATGCGGTACGGCGGCTCATGGTGACTCGCCTCGTTTAAGACGGCTGATGCCAAGTGCGTCTTGCCCACACCTACTGGCCCGAGAAACGTGAGACCCCGACCGATGGCACGGGCCTCCTCAAGCTCCTTGACGTACGCCGTCACTTTTGAAAAGGCGGCTGCCTGGCTGCCGTTAGACACCTGAAAGTCATCCAGGGTCTTGTCGCGATACAGCGGGAAGGTTCGTTTCATGGTTCCTTCTTTGGTGTCGGTTCTGCTTGGCCCGTTCCCGGTACCTCGCCTTGCTGCTCGCCTCGATGTAGTTGAACGTCTCGGTCCAGTCCCTGAACGTCTCGTCACCCCGCCGGATACGACGCCGCTGGGGCGGATCCATCCCGGCCACGATCCCGAACCGGGTGTCGCAGTCAGGGGAGAAGATCGCCCAGAGAGTGCATTCCCGGAATACGGGGCAGGTGGAGCAGATCTTCTTGGCGATGGCCTGGTCGCTCAGGTCGTCGCTGTAGAACGTGTGCCCCCAGTTGATGCAGGCCCGGTCACGGTCCTCCATGAAGTCGGTGTCGATGGGCTGACGCTTGCCGATGGTGAACCACGTCGGCTCCGCGCGGGTCATGCGGGTACTCCCCAGTTCTTCCCAGGGGCGCGGGTGTTGTTCTTGTGCTGACGCACCACGAGGTTGGTGAGCTTCTCCCGACGAGAGATGAACAGCAGGTCCGGGGAGCGGGTCAGGTGAGTCAGCTCAGGGAGGCCGACGAAGACCACCATCATCTGGCGCACGAAGTCCAGATCGATCTCGTAGTCCCATTCCCACTTCTTGATGTGCGCTGCCAGACGTGACCAGGAGAACTGCATGGGATGTACTGCTATCCCGGCGTCGCGACACATCCTGGGGAAGGTCTCCCGGCAGAGAACTACCCGCCTACTTCTCGGGTGTCGGGGTTCCGGGAGATACTGGGCGGTAACTTCGTACTGGTCGGTAACTTCACTGAAGACAGACCTATCCGACGCGGGGCTGTCGCCGGGGTGGAAGCACTCGGGTCGCTTCGCTCCCCTCGTAGACTGCTCGCTCGCACACGCGCTCCGCGCATATGCTCCCTCGCTGAGGTCGGCTGCGCCGATGATCGCGTAATTTTTTTGAAACTTCTCTGTGACCAGGAAGCCCTCGTCGGTGCTCTTCAGGATTCCTTGGTCGAGAAGGCTCCGGAGACCGTCTGAGACCTCCCCGCAGGTGAGTGCTTCTCTCCGACAGATCACCTCCAGGAGTTCTCCCCAGTTCATCCGAAGGGACCCGTCCCTCCAGGCTTTCTTGGAGACCCACTCGTGGACGAGGTTGAAGGAATCCGGTTTTGGGCAAGGCTCTGCCCCGGTATTTGCCATGTGTTCTCCTCACTCACAGCCCTATCTCAGGGTCGGGGGTCGACCCATTTGAGATAACGGGATGATCACCCTCGCGCCGCGAACGGGCGCTGTCAAGCGTTAATAGGAGGGTGGAAACGGGACCTTTTTTAGGTCAAGAAACGGTCTGTAACCGCTGTTATTTTTTGAATAGCTCTACGCTCATATGGTTGCACAGAGCTTCACTGAGCTATCAAACAGCCTCCTTCCCCTCCCCTGTCGGACTGCTCCTGCCGACTTCAGGGTGTCAGGTGGAGGATGTTGAAGTGAGGATGCCACCAGTCTCTGGCAGCGTCAAGTAGTTCTGAGAAAAGATCCTGGGGATAATCCTGTGGATTTTTTGTGGAGCTTGCGACATACCAGGTGCCTGTCCAGGGCGGTTGGGTACTCTGGGCGCATGACGTACGTGGATGACCCGACTTTGGAGGGCGACGAGCCGCCCCCCGACGAGCCAGACGACCTCTCCAGTGATCTGGACCAGTTCGCCCCCGTCGTCCTCGATCCCGCCGACCAGCAGTTCGTCAACAGGCTTGTGGATAAGGTGTGGGAATTCACCGTGATCCTCTCCGGTGTGGATATGTTCCCGTACCAGGCGGCACTCGGGCATCGGATCATCGAGTCGGTTATTTCCGGAGATGGGGCCACCATTACCGGCGAGCTTTCACGTCAAAGCGGCAAGACCGAAGTGGTGGCAAATGTCGCCGCCAGCCTCATGATTCTCCTGCCCAGGCTGGCCGAAATGTTCCCCGAGTTTGAGCCTCTTCAGAAGTTCGCCAAGGGCGTCATGATCGGCTGCTTTGCCCCGGTCGAGCAGCAGGTCGAGACCCTCTTTGGTCGTGTGGTGGATCGTCTCACCTCGGAGCGCGCCCAGGAGATGCTGGAGGATCCCGACATCGATGACACTGTGCGCCCCGGCTCGCGCAAAGTTCGGTTGAAGAAGTGCCAGAGCTTCTGCGCCATGCAGACGGCGAACCCGAGAGCGAAGATCGAGTCGAAGAGCTACCACGTCATCTTCGTGGACGAGTCCCAGTCGGTGGATGAGTACGTGCTCAACAAGTCGATCACCCCGATGGGTGCGTTCTACCTCGCCACCATGTGCATGACCGGCACTCCCGACATCGTGAAGGGCGTGTTCTACAAGACCATCCAGCACAACAAGCGCATGGAGCTGCGCCGGGGCGGCAAGAAGAACCACTTCCGCTTCGACTGGAAGTACTGCGCCCGGTTCAACCGCAACTACGCCGCCTACATCCGGGGCGAGGCGATGCGGATCGGAGAGGACTCCGACGAGTTCCGGCTCAACTACAAGCTGGAATGGCTCCTGGAGCGGGGCATGCTCATCACCGAGTCCCGGCTGGACGAGCTGGGCGACACCACCATGCCCATCGTCCCGGCGTACTGGCGCAGCCCGCTCATCGGCGGCATCGACTTCGCCCGCAAGATGGACTCGACCGTTGCCACCGTGCTCTGGGTGGACTGGGACCGTCCCGACGAGCTGGGCCTGTACGACCACCGGATCCTCAACTGGCTGGAGATGCACGGCGAGGAATGGGAGGAGCAGTATTTCCGACTGGTCGACTTCTTCTCCAACTACTCAGTCGTGGCGATTGGTGTGGACGCCCAGGGCATCGGGGATGTCGCCGCCGACCGACTCAAGCGGCTCCTCCCCAACATCCAGGTCGAGCCGCTGTCCTCCCAGATCGCAGAGCAGTCGCTCCGGTGGAAGCACCTCCAGGCTCTACTCCAACGTGGGCTGCTCTCCTGGCCCGCCCACCCCAAGGCGCGGAGGACCAAGACCTGGAAGCGGTTCCGCCAGCAGATGATCGACGTGGAGAAGAAGTACCAGGGGGCGCACCTTCTGGTCGAGGCCCCCGACGAGGCCGGGGTCCACGACGACTACGTGGACTCGCTGGCCTGTGCGGTGATCATGAGCAAGCAGATGATGGTGCCCGAGATCGAGGTTCAGACGACGCCCTGGGCCTCAACGCCCAGGGTTACCCGAGAGCGCCGTGCAGGACGTCAGCGAGCGGGTTCAGGACGTCGGTGACGGCCCGGTCTACTCCTCCCGCCGCTCCGGCGATCCCCGGTTCAAGTTCTGACTCAGCTCGTGCCTTGGCCGACTGGGCGCTGAGCTGAGCGGCGTAGGGCGTCGCGCGCTCCATCGAGGTCTGCATCGCCCAGTCCTGCCCTGCGCCCACGACCGGAGAATACACCCGGCTAAGTGATCAACTCTGCCCACGGGTGGCACGCCGGGTGAAAACGGCGTGAGTAGCCTCGTCGTAACTGCGTAGAAGGAGTTTCCCATGGGACTTGCCCCCGACCCGATGTTCCCTGAGAAGGGTGCATACGCCTACGACATGACGCCGGGTCCGAACAGCCCCGGCGGTCGCGGACCTCTGCGCTTTGAAGAGGGGATGGCGACCGACACCGACGTCCCCAACGACTTCACGCGGGGGATGACCGAGTTCATGGTCTCGGCACCTGGCCGGATCAACCACGTCGACCCGAACACCCAGTTCAAAATGCCCGAGGAGACCATGGCAGAGCGCGCCCACGTCGGCTCATCCGCCTGGATCGACGCCCCCACCATGCTCGGTGAGTTCGCCCACGGCAGCTTCACCGACCAGGCCGAGGTGCGCTACGAAGAGGTGATCCGCAACGGGGCCATCCAGAAGAGGCGCTCACCTGAAGTCGTCTCCGACTGACCATGGCGACTGATGTCGCGGCGTCACTACGGCGTGGGCGTATGGCGGTCGGTCGGCACCTCATGGAGGGACACGGCTTCACCAAGAGCGAGTTCGGTATGTTCGGTGACAATCCCTCGCAGCAGATGCTGGAGGGGGCGCACGAGCAGGAGCACGAGTACAACCAGGAGGCGCTGAGTCACACGCATGAGCTGTTCCACGACCGGCGCAGTGAGGGACGCAGGCACGGCCCGAGAGTGGTGCACCTGTGATATTCCACGACCGGCGTGACGAGGGGCGGCGACGCAGTCCGATGTATTTCGGCCATGGTGACAGGTTGCCGCAGAAGGAACAGGACCAGCTCTACGCAGAGAAGCTGGCCGAGTCAGGTCGGGACCCCGAGTACGAGCACGCTGAGTGGGCCGACAAGATGATGCGCGCTCAGGACGCCGAAGAAGGCGGGCTTGAGCAACACCGTGGGATGCCGAGGTACTGATGGCGAAGAAGACAGCAGTAGACGCCCCTGACCCTGATGAGTGGAAGCACACGCACTACTACGACCCGGCCCCCATTGATCGGTACGACGCGCGTCCTCATCCGGGGAGTAGCGCCATTGCGCCGGGGTCCCCGGTGCAGAAGATGAAGTGGAAGATGGGTCCGGGTCGCAGTACCGGTGGTGCGTTCGCCCACATTCGGGATCAGTACGGAAACAACCAGTCGGTCTTCAAGACCGCTCTGGCATCCAAGAAGGGGTTTCAGTCCAAGATGTCTGACGCGCAGGGTCAGGCATCGAGTGGGTGGGGAGGACCGGAGCCGAAGTATCCGGGGTACTTCCATGATCGGCGTGAAGAGGGTCGAAGGGACAGGCCGATCTGATGGCGAAGAAGCGCCCTGGTGCACCTGAAGGCCGTGCCGTCCAGATGGAAGACCTCGATCCTCAAGGTCGTCGCGCCGCTCGTGAGAACTGGGCGCAGATGGGCATGGTCAAGTCCCGTCATGGTGAAGCGTTAGCGGCGGCACAGCAGGCTCAGGCCACTACTACCAACCCCGAGTACGTCAAGAAGATGGGTCACCGGATCTCGACCCTCAAGGCTGTTGAGCCTCACCTAGAGGACAAGCCCATGACCGAACGGGGCGCAGCCGCAGAGCGGGTCAAGTACATCGAGGCTGGTGCGAAGCGCGCACGGGAGCATGGGCCAGAAGAGGGTGGCCTGGGCGGTGCCGATTTCTACTTCGACCATCACAACTTGATCCGAGAAGCGGGACGGGCGACCGGCTTCACCCCCCACGAGGCGATCACTGGGACGACGTCGATGAGTCCGCTCAATGCCCCGACGACAGAGCGGGCTGCTGGGCGTGCGGCCATGAAGCTCGTGGGAGAACCAGGCCATACGGTCGAGATGACTCCAGAGCTGCACAAGGCCGCGACCGGGGTGCTTAAGGGGACCATGAAATCGATGAACCCCCCTCCTCTCCCCAAGGAGACCGTCGGTCAGACCGTGAAGGTCGAAGATCTCCATCACACGCACGTCGCCGCCCTGGGGGCTGTCAACGCACCGATGCGGAAGAAGGGTCAGCCGATCCAGTCGAGTGCTCCTGAGGCGTTTACCGCCATGGGGGCCACCCGTTTGTCCCCAGAGATTGCTCGCTCTATCGGTCACCTTCGTGGTCATATTCCAGAGGAGGATGTCATCGCTCCTGGGGGTGCGCCCAAGGTCCACACATACAAGGAGACCACCAAGGCACACGTCCCAAACACACCGGAGCACGGCGAGTTCGGCGTCCGGCTGCACCACTACATTCACGGTGACCCCAAGCAGCATGTGATGGACCTGTTCGGCCTTCGTCACTCCCAAAAAGGTGTGCTGAGTTCGGACGCACCCACGGTTGAGGACACCTGGATGAACGCGATCTCCACCCGCCAGGTCCCGACGAACATCGGTGGTGGTGGGCGTGGTGTCAGCGTGGCGAAGACGGCGGGCACCGACCCCAAGCTCGCCGGGGCCGACGCCATGCGGAAGGCGTCTCCCACATCGGAGGCGACGGTGGCCGACGATCCAGGCATCACCGCCACCGGTCTTGTCCACGCCCTCAACTCCTCGGCCAGCCGGATGGCGGCGAAGAAGATCAAGATCCAGATGGGTGACGAGACCACCAACCTGCCGTCGGTGGCCGGTCATGCCATGGCCTGGACCGAGATTCGCCGCCAGGCTGACAAGGACCCCGAGTACAAAGCTGCCCAGGAGGCGAAGCAGGACGTCGCCGGTCGCCAGTTCAAGGCCCCCAGGAATCAGCCGAAGCTGGGGAAGGAGAGGACGGCCACTGCAGTGAAGCAGACGCCTGTGCCCTCTTCTGTCAGGCAGCCGGTTGGTCCTGCGATGAAGAAGCAGCGGCGTCAGCGTGCTCGCGCTGCCAAAAATGCGCCCGCTTCCGCACCTGAAGCTGCCTCGGCAGCGGCACCCTACGTGCCTCCTTCCACTCCCGCTGGTCCGGTCATGACTGAGTTCAGAAGAAAGCGAGCGGCTGCAAATGGCTGACAACTACATCCAGAACGTCCCGGTCCCTTACATGGACATCCAGACCTTGTGGAGCGACCGGCGTGAGCCGCACGCCAACCCGCTGTCATCAGGATCGTCAGGTCGCCGGATGGTGGCGCGGACCAGCCCCAGCACCCTTGGTAAGTCCATCGAGGGCCTCTACCACCCTGGTGTTTTTGCCGAGAGGGCGTCGGCTCCGATCACGAAGAAGAGGCTGTACGGAGATCAGAAGAAATGACCGACCTCGTACCGGAGATCCCTATCCGAGATGGCGAGGTTGTCCTCGACGCCAGTAGTGGTTTGCTCGGTGCAGTCGTGGTTCGCCATCATGCTCATGCCGGTATGGGCGTTGATGGCGTGTCTGCGACGCCGCCCCCACGCGTAGTGGATCACTCGTTCCACCACCATCAACGCCCATACCGG